GCGCTGTTTCAGACTATTGGACCCAGAAGGTCGTATCGTGGTTTCCTAAACACGAAATAAAACAAATGGCCATGATGTTTGGCTCACAGGAAACAGTTCACGCAGTAGCTTACAGTTACTTAAATGAAACATTAAAATTAGAAGATTATGAGGCATTCTTACACGAGCCGGCGACGTCTGCTAGATTTGACAATTTGGTTGCTTACGACGGTAATGATCCTGTTGGTATTGCAAAAAGCTTGGCTGTATTTTCAGCATTCGCCGAAGGTGTTAGTTTGTATAGTGCTTTTGCGGTACTGTATAGTTTTCAACTCCGAAATTTACTCAAGGGTATCGGACAACAAATGAAATGGTCGGTAAGAGATGAATCATTACATAGTAAAATGGGGTGCAAATTGTTCCGCGATATGTGTAGTGAAAACGGGCAGCTACTAAACTTATGTCGAGAAGATATAATAAAGTCTGCTGAAACCATGGTAAAACTAGAGTCTGCTTATATAGACAAAATGTTTGAGATGGGAGATATAGACGGTATAGCCGCTATAGATTTAAAACACTTTATAAAAAAGAGAACAAATGAAAAACTTGTGGAACTGGGATACATCGACCTCGGATCATACTTCGCGTATGACAAAAAAGCGGCTGGCAATCTCGATTGGTTTTATCATCTTACCGGGGGCGTCACTCATACTGATTTTTTTGCTATTCGCCCAACAGATTATTCTAAGGCTGGGGAGAATGAAGACTTCGAAGATGTTTGGTAAAATAGATATAACAGAAGAAGAGATATATAAAGATCTTAATTGGAACGGAATGAGAAATTTTATTAAGAAAAAAAGCAAAAAATATGTGGAATGAAAACTGGAAAAAAGGAGAAGATTACCCTGCGTGGGGTAATAACGACGTATACAAGAAGACTATATCCGGGGGATATTTATTCGACGGAGAAACACCTAAAGAAGCATACCAAAGAGTCGCTAAAGCAGTTGCTCGTAGATTATATAAACCAGAGATGGCTGAAACTTTTTTTAATTATATTTGGAATGGTTGGCTGTGTCTTGCTAGTCCTGTACTCTCAAACACTGGGACTGATCGCGGCTTGCCTATTAGTTGCTTTGGTATTGACGTTGCTGATTCGATACAGGATATCGGACAGAAGAACTTAGAAATGATGCTACTCGCTAAGCACGGCGGTGGAGTTGGTATCGGGGTAAATCAAATTAGACCCGCTGGCGCAACAATAACAGGTAATGGAACATCAGACGGAGTTGTACCTTTTTGTAAAATATATGACTCAACAATACTCGCGACTAATCAAGGATCAGTCAGAAGAGGAGCAGCATCGGTTAACATCAATATTGAACACGATGATTTCGAAGAATGGCTTGAAATTAGAGAGCCTAAAGGAGATGTCAACAGACAATCGCTTAACTTACATCAGTGTGCAGTTGTGGGTGATAAGTTTATGCGACGCCTTGAACAAGGAGATGCGAATGCTAGAACTAGATGGAGTAAACTACTTAGAAAGCGAAAAGCAACTGGAGAACCGTATATTATGTTTAAAGGAAATGTTAATAAAGCAAATCCAAAAGCATATAAAGACAACGGGCTAAAGGTGCACATGACTAATATATGTAGCGAAATAACATTACACACCGATGAGAATCATAGTTTTGTATGCTGTTTATCATCATTAAATTTAGCAAAATATGAAGAATGGAAAGACACTAACCTTATATACGACGCTATCTGGTTTCTTGATGGCGTTATGGAAGAATTTATTCAAAGAGCAAAAGGACTTAGAGGATTTGAAAATGCAATACGATCAGCTCAAAAAGGAAGGGCCTTGGGCTTGGGGGTCCTCGGATGGCATACGTATCTCCAGGAAAAAGGTATTCCTTTCGAAGGTTTATTATCTCAGTTTGAGACTAGGAAAATTTTTAGCCAAATTAAGATTGAAAGCGAAAGAGCTTCTATGGCACTTGCTGAAACTTATGGTGAACCTTTGTGGTGTGCTGGTAGTGGTATGCGTAATACTCACTTGCGTGCTGTTGCTCCCACTGTTAGTAATTCAAAACTTGGTGGCAATGTCTCGCCAGGAATAGAGCCTTGGGCTGCTAATGTATTTACAGAGCAATCTGCTAAAGGCACGTTTATACGTAAAAACCCTACACTTTTAAAGTTATTAAGAAAACATAAATTAAACACTAATGAAATATGGAATAAGATACTTGCTGACGGAGGCTCGGTTCAGGATATCGATGAGCTTAGTGATATTACTATGGGGCATGATATACCAGCTAAAGAAGTTTTTAAAACTTTTAAAGAAATAAACCAACTAGAACTAGTAAATCAAGCTGGCATACGCCAACAATACATAGATCAGTCGGTTAGTTTGAATCTCGCGTTTCCTAGTGAAGCAACACCTAAGTGGCTTAATAGAGTGCACTTTGATGCTTGGAAAAACGGCGTGAAAACTTTATATTATACTAGAACAGAAAGTGTTCTACGTGGAGATATTGCACAGCAAGCAATGAATGAGGATTGTCTTGCGTGCGATGGTTAGTTTGTTTGTTAAAAAAGGGAGGTGTGGTGCCTCCTTTTTTTTATTTCTTTAACACGGAAAAAAATATATATGTAACAAGACTAAACAGTAAGCCGTTCATAACACGTTGCTCCACTTCTTGATTTTCATTAACAGAAGATGGAGTGTTTTTAGTTGTTCCGCAAGAAGAAAGTATAATGCAAAAAACTATTATTAGCTTTTTCATTCTTTCTCTCTGTAGTTATGAAACATTAGTCTGTACATTAATTTATTCCATAAATTCTGTAATTTGTCAATAAATAATTTTATTTTCTTCATTTTTTTTATTTTTATAAGTTACAATATTCTTCCTCAACATTAAAACAAGGACATGCTTTTGCAGCAAACTCATTATGCCCATGAATAGTAGCCTCGGGGTTTAATCTTTTCAATGTTTTTATTAAGTCTAACAAGCTTTCTTTTTGTTCTAATGTTCTAGTATCTTTTGGATCTAAAAACTCATCTAACCCGCCTATATAACATACGCCTATACTTCCTTTATTGTGGTTTTTTACATGAGCCCCCTGCTTATCTATAGGTCTACCGTACTCAATGTTTCCATTTAAGGACACAATATAATGATAACCAATACCGCTCCATCCCCTATCTCGATGCCACTTATCTATAGTAGCTGCGGATATATCTTCACCTTCTCTTGTAGCAGAACAGTGTATTATTATTTTATTAATCTTCCTCACGTACTTTTGACCATTTAGATATAGTATAACCTATAGTTACTATTAATAGTATTATTTTTAACCAATCCTCTATTTGAGTAAAGGTTGTAACTCCTAGTGTGCTGCCGTTTATAGCGTATAACTTTATTTCTTGTAAGCTCATGTTTTAATATTTGGTAACTCTACCTTTAGTGTTCTTTTCTTTTTGGGCTTTTGCTTTGGATTCGGGAGTAACTTCACTCCAGGTTTTTGGTGTTTTATTAGATACTTTTTTAGTTGGCCTGAATGTGTTTTCCCCTTCTGAGTAATCTTCATTACCCTTTGGGGTTTTCCAGTCTTCTTCAAACCATCTTTTTAAAGCAAGTCCTTCTTTGCTTTTTCTAACTTGTTTGCATGGTGATTTATAGGCCATAGTTATTTAGATTTATTTCCCCAGTTAGCAGCGCCTACTTTTCTACATTTTGCTAAAGCTCCACTTGCATAAGCTGAAGGCCATTTTTTATATCTACTTTTTACTTTACTATAGCAAGCATCTTTTCTTGTTGCAGGGGAAGACTTAGAACAGTTGCAGTTCTTGTCTTTGCATTTATTACAATATGTAGTAGCGCCTACTTTGCTTGTTTTTGCTGTAATTGGTTTGCTCATATTATTATCTTTTTTTCCATTTGCTTGTTTTCCCAAACTTATTTGGCGTGTCTTTCTTTTGTACTAATCCTAAATCCCATTGACTATAACCTAATAGTAATGCAACTTTTTGCCAGTACTTTGTATCATCGCTAAAAACAACTCTTAAATTATCTAGCTTTCTAACAACTCTATCTATTGGTATATTAGTGAAGGCAGATATAGATTGACCTACTGCATAGTAAGCAGGGTTGTCTAACCCAAATCCTTTCATTTTTTCTCTAGTAGTTTTATAACTAAAAGCTCTACCTGTACTAAGTACTTTTCTTATTTTAGAATCTACAGGCGGAGATATACTAAGCATCCTTAAACCAGCTTGTGTATAATCAGGTCGATCTTTTTTGGATTGTTTATTTACTTCAAATAATATATTTTTAATTGTTGAAGCTATGGCTCCATATACCCCGGTCCCACGTAGCAGGGAATCTAACATGGAATTAGCTGCTCTTAGTTGCTTATCCTCAATCATTTCCTCATCGTCATCCTCAAACAAAGCAGCAAACATAGCTGATTGCAATGAAGAGAATATCATATTTTGTACCGTTGTATAATATATTATTTTTGTTATATTAGTTTTATAGTCACCTCTGCCGTTTTTAAGGTCTAGTACAGCTTTTTTAGTTAGTCTCATGTACTGCATGGGTGTATTAGCGAAGGCTAATATAATACGTCCCAATGGGCTTGCTTGTTGCTGAGATACTCTGTCTGGTCTTGAAGACTGTTGTGTTTCTTCTGCTATTTCTTGGAAGTCTAAAAAAGCTTTTTCTTTAGCAGTAGCCTCTGACATACCGTCTTCTTTGTACTTATTTATTCTATTTCTAATAAACGATGCTCCCCCCATTGCTATAGCGAAACTATCCGCTATTTGAGTAGGCAAGAAACCTGCTTTAAGTATTGCGCTAAGGGCTGCTTTATATTTATTAGTAGCTGTTTCAGCTGCTCTTGCAATGTCATCTGCATTTACGTCATTCTTTAAACCAGACCTTCTCTGCTTTAAGAAATCAGAGTTGAATAGCATACTGAAGTCTTTCCAAAATTGATCTTGATCCGCAAAAGCTTCTGCTGCAGCTATAGGGTTATTATCTCCCCAGTTTACAAAGTTAACAATAGACAATGTTTGTAGTAACGCTGATCTAGTGTTAAAGAACATTATAGTACCAACAGAATCATTTACCCAATTCATGAAGTTATTAGTAAGCTTGTTTGCTCCTATAGGTCTATTCCGACCTGTCTTCATTCTGTAAAGTATATCCTCAAGAGCTTCAGTGTAGTTTTCACCAAATTGCAATCTCAGTTTATTCATGTTGTCCTTAGAGAATATTGCATCTGCGTTTTGCTGCCAAGCTTCTAAAAACTCAGCCCTCTTAGTTGTGTTTATCATACCTATGGCATCAGTGGTAATAGTACCCGAATACCAATTACTAGATGGCTCAGGATAACCACCTAAGGTAGCTTGTATTTGTTTTGCAAATCTTAGTAGCTCAGGATTACCCTGTACAACTTTTATTAAGTCGCTTCTTTCTTGTTTTGATAAACCAGGTATTGCATGGCCGTTCTTAGCCCACAATATAACTCTTAACGCCATTTCATTGGTAAACCCTGTGGAGTTTGTTTCTTCTAAACCAGAAGGGACGTCTTTAAAACTTTTAATAAGCTCTTTAACTATGCTTGTCGCGTTCTCTTTATATGATTCAAAATCTCTATAGCCTTTAGCATAAGGGTCTAGTAATGCTTTTTTAAACCAAGCAGCGTGAGCATCTCCTTTTCTTCCTTCTCCCATTAATGGATATAATAGTCCAACAAAATCTTCAGCTGAGTAAGGTACAAAAAACTTAAACTTATCTTTTGTTTTACCTATCACTTTACTTGCAGCCTCAAAAACTTTAGTAGTAGCTTTTATTCCAGTAACGTCTTCTATTATTTTATTAAAGTCTTTATTTATATCTTTAGAGAATTGAACCTTTGCTTGGTGTACTTTAGATTTTACATCAGCCTCTTCAAGAACCCCTTGCACTGCTTTAACATTTTTGTAAGCATCATCTGCAAAATAGAAATCGTTATAGCCTTCGGCTACTTTTCCAACAACCCATTGTGCTTTAGCTAAGGCCGTTCCGTCGCCTAAGCCCACTATGTTTTCCAATTTGATATCTAAGCCAATACCTTTTAAAAACTCGTGTATAGCATATTTTGAATTAGCTGGTCGAGCAGTTAAAATGTACACATTGCTGTTACCGAATTTTTTGTTACGAGCAATTGCTTTATCAAACATAGGGCCTTTAGCTCCCTGCATAACCTTGCTAAATTCACTAAAATCAAAAGTAGCACCTTTAGCTGCTAACTGATCTGCCTGCAAAGCAAACTCAGTGGCGTTTATTTTTCCTTTTGTACCATCTGGCAATGTATATAAAACATTACTTTTAGTTGTAGCTAATGTGTCATCAAAGTCCCAAACACTAATACCTTTTTGAGGAGCGTCAGGTCTATTAACCATAGCTTTAGCTTTGTTAAGAGTTTTGCTAAATTGCAACAACTTATGCTTTTTCATCTCAGCTCTAACCTCCGCCTGTTGCGCCGGTGTTAAATACTTATATGTTCTTTCAAATCCTTGTTTGTTTTTGAACGCCTTAGTTTTACCAAACAAAGACATAGTAACCACGTCAGCCATATCAAATGGATCCCAGTTATATTTTGTTTTAGAAAACTGTATAGTTTTTTTATTTGCTAAAAAATCTATAACACGTTGGTCAGCATATCTTGCTTTACCTCTTTTTCCTGTTTCTTTTTGAACTTTTCTTAAAAGCGCGTCTAATTCCCTAGATACTAAATTTACTTTAGCTCCGTCTAAAAAGTTAGTTAATTGTATGTCATCTAATTTTCCTTCTACAAAATCTTTCCATGCTTGAAATACCTCCACAGCTTCAGTCTCATGTTCAAGTATAGAATCCTTAACTGCTAAACCTTCCATTGCAAATCCCGCAGAGTTCATTTTTCTTATAACACCCCTTTGATCTGCACTTATTAAAGAAAGAAAACCTATAAAAGAATCTCCATTCTTATTGTATATAGCTTTTTGAGCTTCATTAAGTAACCACTCTCTAACCTCTACAGCTTCCTCGTTTATAGTTTTTACATTATTAACGAAATCCGCTTTTATATTGGTTACATCAGTTAAACCTTGTAGCCTTACACCGTCTTTAAGAATATAAGATCTGTTTTTAACTTTATCTACTTCTAAAGAAAACCCATATTTTTTAGGATCACCTAATATAGGTTTTAATATTTGGTCATATACTTGCGAATTTTTTGTTATGCCATCAAGCTTAAGTGTTCTTATGGACCTACTTATATACCTTAAGAAAAGTTCTGCAACATCCGCTTTTGCTTCTATTCCATTTACATCATTAAGAGATGATTTAAAGTTTGCCAAAGAATAATCAAATCCAATAACCTTTTGTTGATACTTATATACTTTTTGGTGTTGGTTTATAGCACTTATTAAGAATTTAACAGTATCTGTGTAATTCAGCTTGTTTGCTAATAGCTTTAATAATTCTGCTCTATATGTTCTAATACTGTTTTTATTTAAAGTATCATTACCAGCATTCCATACAAGCTCCGCTAGACCTTTGAAATCTTTTACCTTCTTAACCCCCTCTAGGATATCTTGAACTACGTAATACTTAAAATCATTGGTAGATAATTTTTCAAGTAAAGGAGTTAAAGCGTTAGATATGTTTTGCTTTTGTTCAGTAGTAACAGTTTTGGAAAATTGTATAATATCAAAACCTGTTTTCTCGCCTTTATATCTATCAAGTTGACTTTGAAGATCATTTAATTGAGCTTCTATTATAATACTTGCCTGAACATCTAGAGAAGTATCAGGAGCAAGCTCTTGAATAGATTTTAATTGATCTAGGTTTTCAGGGGTTGCATAGTCAGCAACAATTTGCTTAGCTAATGGCTCAAGTATTTCTCTAAATAATTGCTTTTGTCTTTCTAGTACAGTAGACTTTTTACCCTTTACAAAATAAGTTAAAAAAGTTCTCGGTTCTATTGGTTTAATTCTAAAAACAGGATTACCTTCTGCTGTTAATTCTCTGCCGACTTTTTCTGTAGGAAACAACTTACCATAGCTCTTTTTAATGCTTTTAATTGGTAAAGCTTTAGTTACTATGTCAAAAGTATTTGGATCGTTTAGAAAGTCTATATAAGCTCCAGGAATCACAGCATTAGGGTATACTCCTGTGATAGCGCCTGTTTTCTTCATCAATTTTTTAAACAACTTTTTGTTGACATAGTTTTCAAGCCAAGAAACAATATATGTATCTCTTCCTTTTTTAACCGACACAGTTTCAGATAGAGTGCCTTTTTGTACCCTTACTCTTATTTCTTTTTCTAAATCAGCTTTAATATCATCTATTAAATCTTGATCTACTATATCTAGCTCATCAAAAGTACGTTGACCTCTTTCTACATTACCGCTTCTATCTATTGATTGAGTATCTTTAGTAGCGATAACACCTTTAGCATCTGATATATCACTAGTAAATTCCTTGTTAGCTTCTTTAAACATTAAGGACTGTCTAGTCTGCACTATCTTTTTTACATACCCAGCTAAATCTTTGTTCTTGGCAGGGTTGTATGTACGGATAGCAGCAATCACTTCTGCTCTTAGTATAGCCAAAGCATCTTGAAACTCTAAAGCTTCAGGCGCAAATTGTTTAAACTTTTGTTGAACAATAGTATTGATATAGCCCTCAAACATTGGTACCAACTTACGTTCTACTGGAGCAGGTAAAGGTTTACTAGCGGTGTATTCTTTTCTTTCAATACCATACATGCCTACATTATACTGGTCCATTATTTTTTGTGATAACGGATCTCTAGGCCCTAAGTCCGTTGTTCTTGTCGGCTTAACAGGTCTTTCTTTTTTAACTTTTGGCTTTGCTTTAGGTTTTGGAGTAGTTTCAACAACAGCTTGTGGATTTGCCGCGGCTTCCTCTGCAGCATCTAGCGCCGCTTCAGCAGCATCTAAGTTATCAAAATACCTAGGATCATTTGGATCTGCATTTTGAGCGTCTTCTAAATTAGCCTGGGCTTCCTCTACGGTTTTAGAAAACTTAATTCCGTCTTGTAACCCAGCATCGCTTAAATCAACATCTTTAAGAGCGGCAGCTGCTTTTGACGTTAGTTTACCTTGTTCGGCACTTTGGTCAAACTCTTTAATGAAGTTGTATACATCTTTACCGGATTCAAAACCTATGTTGGTATAACCTACAGGTTTAAAAAGGCCCACTATGGCGTCACCTATTTTTTCAAATGTTGTCTTATCGTAGTTAATTTGTTTTTTACGAAGCGCATCAGAAAATACATTAACATATTCCGTATTATATGCTTTCCCTGTATATCCTCTCTCTTTCATTTTAGCGTCAACAAAATTTCTTTGAGAAGAGGTCATCGATTTTCTAAATTGACGAACCATTTTACCTTGTTCTTTAACGCCTCCAATAAGCTTATTAAGCACTGGATGTAGTACTTCGTGCATTCCCGCGTTAATTGAACCTGTTTTTCTAGCTATATCTTTATCTATAACTATCTTGTTGCCAATAGCAAAAGCAGATATATCAAATCCGTTGTCTTTGTTATCAAAGTAAGTTTTTCTAGTTTCTTCACTTACTTTATCGCTATTCATTAAAGACTCAACCTCGGCTGTTGTAAAAACATCCATTTCCAAGCCTTTTTCTTTAGCTATAGTCTTTGCAGATTCTATATTTTGCTCAAGGTTCATGTCAATAAGTTGCTGACGTGCTCCATCATACTCAGATTTAAAACCTTCCATAGCTGAAGCATATTGGCTTTCGCTAATTTCGTTTTTTCTAAATTGCTTATTAAGTTCCGTTGTTTTAAACGCAGCGGCGTCTGCTAAGTCAGTTAAGCTTTCAATTTTGCTAATTTGTTTATCGTCTAAGCTATTGTATATATCGTTGCCTTTTCTAACTGAGTCTGCAATTTCAGATTCTTTTTCATTAATCTGCGATTGGATGCCTTCTTTAACTAATTTATTATCGGTAGCATTGAATTTTTTTCTAAGTACAGATAATTCATTTATATTTTTATCTATTTTATCACCGTCAACTACTGTTCTTATAGTGTTCATAGATTTTGCAGAATAACTACCTGCAACCATTCCTCCACCACCAATAAATCCTTGAAGCCCCGCTTCTAAACCTTCTTGACTAGTAACAGCATCTATAACTGTTTTAAATACTTCCGCTTCGTTATCTGTGCCAGCAACCCTACCGTATTCTATGTTAACCTTATCAGCGGCATGCTGTAGTATTTCTGTAGTAAACTCAGTAGCACCTGTTGAAAACATCCTCATGGTACTTCTAGCCCCTTTATTATATATTAGTTTTTGGGCAAGGTACTTACTGCCCATGCCAACTAATCCTGTAGGCCCTGTTCCTTTCACAGCTCCTTTAACACCTTTAGCAACCGTCCCTAATCCAATAAACTCTAATCCGGTAGAAATAACTCCCATACCCACGGGTATTGCGTTGTCTGCTTCTCCTGATTGTACGAGTTCATCAAAGCTAACGCCTAGATTTTCAGCTTTTAACTTATTGTACTCTACGAAGTTTTCAGCTGTATAATCCATAAAAAACCCAGTACCTAGTGTACCTGCTCCGTAAATAACACTACCTATCATAGAAGTTAAAGCATTTACCCCTCCTGCAAGAGCTCCGCTTACATCTCCTTTTTTTACGCTTTCAATTATGCCAAGGGTGTCTTTGCTTTCAAGTTGTTCTTTCTTATATTTCTCAATAGATTCTAAAGTGCTTTTAGTTCCAAGGCCTTGAGCCACCCAAGAATCTTCGCCATGCTTTTTAACATATTCATCTACTTTGTCTTGTCCGAATATTCCAGCATATACAGTATTAGTAGCTATGTCTAAAGATGCTCTTGCGCCCCCGCCTTCTTCTTCGTTTGTATCAAACCAAAATTCAAAAACATCCCCAACCTGTTCTCCTACGTTGGAGAAAGAATTTTTAATTGATTGCCAAGCCGATAAAGGTTTTTCCGATTGTGATCCCGTAGCGTTTTGATTTGACTCCACAGCTGGATCCGCACTTGCAGAGTCGTTTGTCTTTACTGGTTCTGCTGTATTAAAAAACTGAGAAGTAAAATCATTCATAGATTTAGTATAACTCCCTGATTCTTTTAAAGCACCGTATAGTTTTTCTTGGCCTTCTAAACTTCCAAATTGTGATTGAAAGTCTGAAAAAGATTTAGTGTATTGTCCGCTAGCTTGTAGCGCTTCGAATAATTTTTCCATTTAATTAAAGATTATCTAATGATCCTGAATTTGTATTGCTTCCGGAAGGTTTATTATTATTAGATGGGTAGTTATTTATAAAGTGATCTTGTGCCTTACCACTAAAGTCTGAGTTCTGTATATAAAACCTATAAATAGACTGAGGGTCATTTACATCTACGTTTATTCCTCTTGAGTAAGAAGGATTGCTGTAATTATATCTAAATAATTCAGAGTTACCATACATGTCAGAAAATGCCTTTTGTGTTTCAGCGTTGTCTTTAACGTCTTGTCCTTGTAGGTATTGTTGATAAAATTCCGCTCTACTTATGTATTTTATATTCTTCTCAGTGGGATCAAATGCATTAGCTGTCCTAGCTATAGAGGTAGGGTCTCCAATTGTTGTTTGAGATAGCTGAAGTGCTTCCTGTGCTCTTGCGCCACCTAAATTAATTTCATCACGGACTGCTCCGCTGTACCCACCAGTGCCTCTTCTGCTAGAAGGCCTTTTATCGTTAGCTCCCTGTATAGAAGAATCCGTAAAAGCATTCATATAGCTATTAAGAACCGCATCTTTTAACAATGCTTCATTCTCTGGCTCAAATAAAGAGGGATCTTCTAAATTCAATCCACCCTGCACTACAAAGTCGTCAGAGGCTAATGATAACAAACTATTTCTACCTCCTTTATCTATAAGCTGACTAACTTGCTGGCGTACCATATTTTTTCTAGCGCCCTGCAATACCTTACCTGAATTATAAACATTTTCATTTATTTTCATTATGCTATCAGCAGCTTCGAAGTCTTTTAGAAAAGGCTTCTTTGTTTGTCTGTATGATTTAAACTCACCACTATCTTCATTCCAAAAGTTTATACCTCCTCCTTGACCAATACTCATAGTGCTTTCTCCTGTATATATTCCAGAAGCATTACTTAATGTGCCTATTTTATTTCCATCGGATAACATGCCGTTGTCAAAATCTTTGACATAATTCACTTTGTCTTCTTTAAAAGCATTTAATTCCGCTGCAAGATTTGTAAAGTTAGACTTTATGCGATTCAACTGGCTAACGCCTTCCATATACATCGGGTTATCCGCGTCTAACTTTGCTACTCTCATAGCTGTATCTGCATATACCCTTTTTTGTTCTACTAAATAATTTTGAACAGAACCTTGTTGTTCAGGTGTTAACTGAGTAACATCAAATTCTGAATTTAAAGTGTCTATGTAGTTCGCAACCTTACTGTTTATTTGAGCTTTTTTTGCTTGCTGCACGGCTCTGCTTTGTGCAACCGCCGCTAAACTATTGCCTAGCCCTTCTTGAAAGGCTCTTCCCCAGGTGGATTGTTTACTTGCTCCAACTAGAGCAGCTCCGTCAATTAATGATTTATTCGCCATAATCTATATTTTATTAGGAATTCAGGATGTCCCCCATTGGAGTACCTTGCATACTAGGCAGTCCTCCAATTATACCGGCAGCTCCACCAACAACTCCACCAATTCCACCAACTATTGCATTCGTTGCGTCCTGTCTAGCTTTGTTTGCTGCACCTAGTCTTTGTTGAGACATGCCTAATAGTGTAGATTGCTTTTCGTTTTCCGCATCCCTTGATATTAATTCCCCTTTCTTTTCATATAATTGTAAGTTAGCAGCCTGTTGTCTTTCAGCCATTTGGTTAGACTGTTCTTGTCTACCTATGTCAATAGATGCTTGTCTCACTTGTTGCTGTTGTTGACCAGCCAGTGACTGAGCTAAAGCCGCAATACCAGAACCTCCAGCTGCTCCTTGAAGATTACCCATTATGTTAACCAGGCCTTGATTAGCTTGCTCTGCTTGAAATTGCGCCTGTTCTTGATTCACGGTTAGATCCTCCATTGTGTTTTGCATATTTGTATATACATTTGAAGTGTCTTGCATTTCAAATTTAGCTTTGTTTCTATTAAACTCAGCTTGGGCTTCCCTTTGTTCTTTTTTTCTTTTTTTAGAACCTATGATACCACTGGCTATACCAGTTAATCCTCCTATTATTTGTCCTACCATTATATTAAGTTTTTATAGTTTTATTATTACGTATTATTTGCTACTTTCAAATACCTCGCTGGCAACAGCAAACAACTCAGCGTATTCTGTGGATTTGTTTATAAATTGCGTTTCCGCAAAATATCCCTTTAAAGAGCTAACCTCCACTATAGGATTTTTTACATAGAATATAAAATCACCAGAAGATGGCGGAGCCACACCTGGAGGAGCTGTAACTAAAACGTAAGTTAAATTATCTGTTGGATCTGTAGTTATTGATACTATAGGTCCAACTTGTATTTCCGAACCAGTATTACCGTCTACGTACCATATTATGTCCTGTACTTGCATTCCATTAGGTACAGCGCTTGTGCTGAATGTAATATTTATATCAATCATATTTAAGGGGTTGAGTTAGGATCAAAACATTGGTTACACACAGACCACGGTCCGCTTTGTATATCAACATATAAAGTAGGTTCCTGATCTATATTTATGTCAGTTATTTCTGCACAAAGTCTAGGTCCAGAAGCAGTAGCTGTTACCCAAACAACTTGACCTATAGAGTAAGTATTAGAATTTATTACTTGGTTGCTTCCAAAAAAAGCATCTGTTCTCGAAACATAATACGTTCCGGTGTTGCTGCACGTTTTCACCTCGTATGAAGTAAATGTTGGGGGAGTTATACCGCATTGAGGGCAGGCTGTTTCAACACCTAGTCCACTAGATGTTTGTTCTCTAAATGTGTTATTTAATGACATTTTATTAAGGTATTGGTTGATTAAAACAAGTATTGTCGCTATAGAATCCGTTTGGCGCAGGGATAGTTAAAGAAGAATCTTGATACAACCCTGAATTGTTAGCAAAAGTTTCTCCTTGAGCAACCCATACTTGAACTGTAGAAGCGTTATTACAACAAACATCGTAAGCTGATTTAGCTGCATAACACAAAAATAAAGATTGTGAACAGCCTGGGCAATTAATAGCGGGGGTAAGGAATAAACCTGTTTGTCCGTCGTAATTTCTGTAAATGCTCCCATCAGAATATGTTCCGCTAAGTGTTGCTGGTGGATTACCTGGTACATTCAAATACATCTCTGTTGCCGTAGATAAAGAGGCGGTGTTTAAATAAACGATAGTTGTGGTTTGACCACAGCACGCTCCCGTTACACTAAATTTAGAATTGTAATTTAAAACAAATGGGCCAAACAATGCAGGTGTCACTGTAACTATATCATCTAAGTCAAAGGTGAACGTAGCGTCAGCATCACCAGATCTGTTTAATATAAAGTTATAATGTAAAGAAATGCTAGTAGGGCTGATTTGTTGCATTGTTATTGCAGTGGGTCCGTTGCTTACATTACCGTTTGTTCTAAAAAAAGAAACACCACCCCCAACAGCTGTAGTAGTAAGCGGGGGTGTTATACCTACACTTAAATTAGGAAGGCTACCATTTATTGATGTTACAGTATAAACAAAAGGAGCCTCGTTATTATTGTTATTTAGTGGGTCGTAAGTAGAAAAATTAAATTTATCCCCAACCTGAAGGCTACCATAATTTTCTTCTAATAAAGTAAAGTTTAAAACAGAAGCGTTTGTAACAGGTCCATCAAATCCACCGTTAACAGCTATTTCTTCTCTAAATTTACCCAATGCAAAAGGAGTGATCGATATGTTTTCTGAAGCAGCGATGTCAATAGTAGCTTCTATGTCTGTAACAAACACAGGGGGATTAGTGATTTGAAATGCTGGCACAGAGAATACTTGCGATGAGTTATAAGATATATTTGGATTTGTGGATGCTCCGGTAACCGTTAACTCTACATCCGCATATTGCCTTACAGTAATTGGCAAAGGCTGTGAAAATGGGTTTGCTAAATCTCCTGTTAATGAAATTTGCCATTCTGTATACCCGCTTCCCGACCAAACTGGAAATTCTATAATATACGTTCTTTGACCGCTAACACCCATGGTATCGTTTTGTGCAATGTTTATAGTGTCTATGCCGTTGGTCATCGATATGCTATACACGGCTCCGTCTTGCCCAAAAACAGTAAAAGGTTTATTTTCACCGGTTGCTTCCACGAAACTAGGTAATTCAGAATAACTTGATATTACTATAGGTTGTACAGTTGGTAGCAACTTTGATCTTAAAGTGAAGTCTATAACATCACCAGAAATAGTTGAAGTCCCAAACAAATATTTAACCACATAGGTAATACTAGTCATTAAACCTTGAGAGTTAAACTGGGCGTTCTCTTCGAAAGAATAATTAGCAGCGTTGCCTTGCGTTAAAGCAACATCCGCTCCTATTATATAAAAGTTTGAGTTAGCTGTGAATGTTTTAGAAAACAGAGTAACTAAGTTGCCAGCGTCTCCAGAGGCATTATAAGGTACGTTAGATTCACTAGAAGGTGTTATTTGAGTATCTACATCTGTGTTGTATATACCTCCAATTCCCGATTCACTTAAACAGGCTCTTCCACTAATACATATACCCAAATATAAATTGCCCTCAGGCATAGTAGCGGAAGGAACTAAATTAATAATAACTAATACGTTGTCGCCCGCTTGGCTAAAAACAACACTAGTAACATAGGTTGCATTAGGTGGTGTAGCTAAGCTAAAATTAGCCGCTTCTACTGTATATCCTGTATCTGGCACAATTATTAGCTCCATATAGGTCTGCCCTATTTCCTCTGTAATAACGGAGTTTTCTGGTATTATGTACTCTACCGATGTTATTGTATAATTATTGTTAGGTGTTAGCATGTTGGATCTTGTATAGTGTTTACTTGTGTCATTGTTGTGATAGTGCCGTTTGAGTCTGTTACGATAAAATACCATTCATCTCCGAACAGAGATAGATCTTCCCACAGATCTTGACTATAAGGCACTCCAACCCCACCTGTATTAAGCCTATACAAGGCGGTTGTGTTACTATAAGGGGAATACTGTTGAGAACCGTTACTGTAAAAGTATATAGTGACACCTATCTGTAAATCTACAGACTGAGAACTATACCAATAAACTTCTTTAGAGAAGTACCCTTTGTTTTTACAATTAGGGGGCGACGGATTTCCAGGCCCGCAGACAAGCAAAGGTGAAGTTGTCCAAGCTGTTATAGACTCTTTCATCCCGCATATTGCAGATGTAACACCTCCAGATGTACTGTAGCTTTGAACATTATTGTAATACCCTTTAGCTAGTTTTAAAGGCCCCATATCAGGCGTGGATGCACAAGGCGGTAATGTATTGTATTGATCTACGGATTGAATAATCCCATCTGGCGTAACTATAACAATTATATAAGCATCAGGAACTGTTGCCGGGTTATTAGGGTCTAAGGCTGGAGAATCCGGGGCTGGCCCAGCGGTGTTGCTTACAAACAAATAAGTACCTGGTTCATCTATAGGCTCTAAAGTGTCTTTGTCATATAACTGAGTTCCAACGACTAAACCGTCTTCAAACACGTACTTGAATTGATCGTAGTTTATTGAACTTATTATAGAGTAATTTCCAGTTAAATATAAGTGAAAATCTTCTATAATACATTTAGCGTTAGAAGCTTGCGATTCATTCAATATTGAACTAGAAAGCCCCTTGGTATTCCACTGCCACCATCCCTCTACTAAAGTATCTGGCACTGGGTCTTGTTCGCAACTATCGCCGATACCTTCGCAGCTTAATCCAGACGTGAGTATGTAGTCTTGCTCTACGGGATCAATAGTTCCAGGGCCTATACCTTTACCTTTTTTGCATACCTCTAGCGCTTTTATGTGGTTGAAGTACTTGCCTTCTTTGTTCTCAAATTCTTTTATTTCACCTGATTCTAAATTTGTTCTTATAAAATTAGTATACCAACCTTCTTTTTTTACTTGAACAAATTCAGGAACAAAAGAACCCGCGTTAACCTCAGCTATTGAATACCATTTGTTATTATATTCGTACTCTAGCTCTCTAGATGCGGTACCTGAATAGTTTAAAGCGGTATAGCCTTTAACCGCTTGGGGAGATTCATTGATTACTAAGTTTACTGTGCTAAAATATTGGTTTTCATAAAAATTATTATAGGTATTATTTAATCCATGCTCCCAAATTAAGCCTTCTTTAAAAGTATAATAAGTATTATTTAGCGAAATTCCACCTTCCGGTATAAAGCTTTTTCTACTAGTCCATCCTTTGACCTGCTCGTCAAAAGAAACCGTAGTCTCTAATACCAAGTTTTCTTCTGCAGGAGAATCAGTTGTAGGGCATTCTGCGGTTAAATTGTAATCTTTATCTATGCTGAGATGCTTTCTCCAATAAGGAGTTAGCGAATTAAGAGTTACATTATATAAGCCTTTATCCTCATCATAAGATCCTATTATTTTTGTAGATGATGATAAGTTGTCAGAAAAGAAGTCATTCATTCCTTGTTCCGATATAACGGTTATGCCATCTCTAGACAATCTTATTATTGCTCCTCTATTTTTATCAGCAAAATAACTTCTAAAAGCGTAAGAAGCAAAAGATTCAGGATTTTTGGATATACCGTATTCCCCAGCATAAGGAATTGTTTGCCCTAATACAGCGTTGTTTCCTGTTAACTGAGTATTGCCATCAGCATTGTATAATGCGTCTTTGTTAGCAAGCACTCTGAAGCATTTGTCCTCACAAAGTGTTATTAAATCGGTATCTCTAGCATGCAACTTTTGAATTGTTCCGTATGTAGGGTTTAAATCTTTAGTTATCTTTTCTGCTTGTATAAATTGATTCAATCTATTAACACCAGATGTTGAGTTATATAATTGAGAGTATATAAAACCAGCACCTCTGTGCTCCAAAGCATAAGGTTCATCAAGTACCGTTGAAACCTTTACTCCTTTATTTATGGTTTTAGCATTAAAATCATCTCTAATCCTGTTTGATTCCGCTCCGTTCCCAAAAGAATATACGTTATACCAATCTATAACATCGTAATTAAGTCCATGCTGAGATATATCAAATGATTTACTAGCTTCATAATACAAGTCAAGGTCTGCGGTTTCTTTTGGTTCTGTTTCAAAAACGGCTGGATTAGTAGATGTAAGTATCTTATTGTCACCGTCATAAACATCGGTTACTATCTGCATAGAAATATCGGAAGATGTCAATTTACTTACATCCCCATTTGATGATGGGAACCAATTTTCTTTTATTGTTTCATTCAACTTAGCTACAAAAGCTACTCGCTGGTCTTGAGCCCCGGTATCTAAACTACCACAACCAACCCAGCCACAAGCCACTCTACCCCCAAGTCTTCCTTGCTGGTAAGCTTCTTGTATTTGATAAATTTTACTGTATTCACCAGTTGAATTATTAACAAACCTTATATAAGATCCAGCATCAAAATAAGCGCCTCCCATTTGGTTAAATCCATCTTGCACTGTGCCGCTAAAGTCGTCTATATATCCGCTTCTTTGTCCTACAAAAGAATAACCGAACCAATCATTGTATTGCATGGGCGGTTTGTAATTATCTCTTATTATAGTGTTTAAGCTAGTTCCAACTCCACCCCAAGCGCCTGGCCCTTGAGATTGATATCGACTCCAGTCAGAGCTACAACTATTTGGCGGGCAACTGTTAGTGTGTCTATTCCCTGTATCTAGCCAAAAATACTTATGATTATTAGCGTTAGTTTCCCCTGTAGCTGTTCTTATAAACGGCTTTATTTCATCTAAAACAACATATCTTTTTTGTAAGGCAGAAAAAGTTTTAATTATGTTTTCGTCAAATGCAAAATCTCTGTTTATTTTAGCAAAAAACCTACCTTCAAATTCAGGAAGACTTTTTGATTCTTCTACAAATAAAGTTATATCCATAGTGTCACCACTATTTAGGTTTTCCATCCAAGCTGCATCACCAGCCAATGGGTCTTTTAATTTTATAGAATAAACAACAGGACTCGAACCTCCCGCGGAGTTATAAGCACTTCCTGCTTTTTCTATTCCGTAAGCATTGGTTTCAAACCCTCCTTTTTCAAATATAACTTGATTGGAAGAACTTAGATTGTTTCCAAAATTTGGATTTGACTGAAGACTTGGTCCCTCTACTCTTACGGTAAGAAAACCAGGGCCTGCTTCAGAAAGCAATTCAACCGTACCTGAAAATAAAGTCTTTTTAAAATTAGAAACAAACTCAGGTGCCTCATTCTCTATAGCTAAAACCTTATATCTATTAAGATCTTCTACCGGTTCCGAATTATCGTGTTGTTTTTTTAGTATTAAATAAGTTTCTTCGTCTAATTTATTTCTTTCGGAAGACGGAAATGATAACCATATATTACCATCTTCTGCAGGATAGAATCTATCTAAAGCTAGATTATAATAAGGAGTTGAAGTTTCTTTTACAAAATACTTATAATGAGTAGCAAACGCGGGTGGACTTGTAAATATCTTAGCTGTTAGCTGAGTAACATTACAAGATTTTGATATATCTATATAAGTTGACGAGTTTTGACTAGAAAAAACCGGAGTTTCTCTTCCAAATTCATCTTTATAAACAACACCAACCTGGTAAGTTCTTATGGATTTTAGTGATGGTTCCGCGTCTCCTGTAAACTGATTATTCGTGTATTGATTTTCTGTACCTGGTATTAGGTATTCAGGCGTTCTTGATGGATGAGGACTTTCTAACACCTGAGTATCTAGCCTGACTGTTCCAACAGTATAATTTTGCAGATAGTTTCCATAAACTATTCTATTACCTATAATTTCTTGAGCTTTTGCCTTTAAGGGGACATTGTCCCAAGGCCTTAATAATTGGTTAGACTCAACAATTGACCCTATTAGCTCATTTTTAATTTCAAAATAATCAACTAAGTCGCCGGATGGTAAAGTGGAATCATTTCTTTTTATAGTGTCCACCACATAGACAGCGTTGCTATCATCTGCTTTATATAATACATCTAACTCAACAACCTCTTCGCTGCCCCAAGAAAAATTAGATACAATAAGCTTTCTTATATTATTGGTCATACCAATATTATAGCCATCTGAGGAAATATATTCGAACTTGTTAGGTATAAACGCTACCTCCGAAAAAGGCGAAAAACAAGAATACTCGTTGTCAATGTATTTCCACCTATAAGCAAACCTAGGAAAAGAGTACTCAAATAATGGGGCTTTCTCCTCTAACACAATCTCCCATGTAATAAGCAAATCGTCGCCATCATCGTTAAAAAATCTATTGACGTCGCTTGATATAGACTGTATTCTGACTGTTATAGAATCTCCATTCACGCCATTTGTGGCTATTACAAATCGGGCTTGGTATTCATATTGGTTATTAAAATCGTCTATATAAGAAGCTCTAAGTGAAAGGACATCCCCGTCTTGCCAAACAGCCTGCCCATTTACTATTCCATAACTAGGAGGAGCTAAGATATCAAAAGTTATTTCTCCGTTCCAGTTACCGCCTAAGGAGCTATTATTATAATAGTTTGGGTCCTCCCCTATGTTCGCGAGGTATTGTCCGTAAGTATCTATCGGTACTGGTTGCGTAGGAGGATCTTGTGTAGTGTCAGCTCTATACGTAAAGTTTTGCTGCTCGTTAACATCGTACTGTGTTCTTAAGTAATCTACACCTGTTCCAGGTATATCTGCACCAAACTTACTTGCCCCCATATCTAAAACAGGAGGGTTTAGAGGAGATTTTTTAATTACAGTAACATCTTCTTCTAAAAAATCCGGCTGGCCAACTATGTTAGATTGATACACCTCAGCGTCCTGATTATATATAGGAATTTTAGTATGCGTAACAAAATTAACAGATCCTGTTTTAAATTTATCAATATTTATTTTTTTTGGTTCAGTTTGATTATCTGTCCAAAATAAAAATTTATCGATTATATTTATACCGGTTATGAGATACGCTTCATTAAAATTTAATATGCCCTTAGTGTCTACTAGTACAGGTGATATACTACCATTTACTTGATTGTATTCAGCAATAGCGCTAACCGCAACATTTGTAGCGCCAACATCCATACGTGCCGATATAAACCAATATATTTTTTCATTTATATCGTTTCTGTATACACCTATACATTTAGGGTTAATAAGCTGGTCTATATAGTTACTAACCCAAGTTAAGTTTTTATTATTTTTTCTTAATTGAGTATTGCCCTCTACGTTTTGCAAAGCGCCACTGTTGCCATTCTCTGAGTTTGCTAAATCTAGATTTAAAGCATCTCGATATTCCCCCTGAGGAACAAGTCTTTCGTCAAGGTCTTTGTTCATTTTACCCGCGTTAAACAGGTGAGTAAATTCTGGCATATATTAGTGTTTTATTTGCTTAGACTTATTACGCATAACCTGAGCAATCTCTTCTATTTTTATATTTGATAGTCTTAATTTCGCGTTTCTTTTTGCAGCTGCTTTTTCTTTTTTGAATCTAGCCACCATATATTCAGGTACATTAGTTCTTGTTGAAAGAAGAGAATGAGCTATATGTTTATACATAGCCTCTTCCGCGAACTTATGTAGTGTTATGTCTTCGTCTTTGCAGTTAAGACCGTCAGAAACGTATTTTAAAGTGATTATTTTATTAGATAAGCTAGAATCAAAATATATAATTCCAACAGACTGATCTATGTAAAAAACACCATTAGATTGCGCGCTTGAAGGAGTTAATCCATACCTGCGGCCGTAACTAGCATTTATGCCTTTTACATCATTGCCTTTTGATCCGTTGTCAAATCTTTTTTTAGTTTCTGATTCTTCTGCAGTAAGTAGCTCTCTATTTTGTTCATCGAACAAATATTGAAATCTGTGGTCCTGTAGTATAGGCGTAGGATTAGAAGTGTTAATAGCTGGGTATATAACGTGCTCAAGCCCTCTAGAATCAGTCCATGTGAGCTTTACGTAGTTAACGTAGTCTTGAGGCAATATCATACCTAAGGATGGCCCTAATTCAATCTCTTGCGATTTAATCGAAGGCAGTATATCAAAGCTAAATTCTTGAATACCACGCATTGCATGGAATATGACATCTGTTCTTTTTACTCTTGGTATTATTTTATCTTCACCAACGTAAGATATCATAAAATTATTTATTATATCTTTTATAGTTATAAACTGGTAATTACCATAATTCTCATCCCAACTGTTCCATTGTCCGTCAGGGCCTAAGTAGTATTGTTCGTTGTTTTCTGTGATTAAGCCCATCTATTAAGATTTTTGTTGTTGAATAGTTTCTTGTTCCTCTTTATCAAATACTTGATATAAATTAAGATCTTTTATAAGTATACCGCACATTTCTAGTATTTTTATAACTAATTCAGTTTCTTCTGAAGGATGCAACTCAAAATCAGTAGTGGTGGTTGCATCATAAAGAGCTTCGTCAAAAACTATTTGATAACCCCAAGCCACTGTGGTTGGTTGCTTTATATACGTAGCGACAACACTAGACTGTATTTCTTGGTCGCCGTATACTTTAATGCCTCTATCGTCGGCTATATATATAGGACGTACATTTTTAGGTTTTGTTAAAGGAGAGGAGTTTATGTATAGGAACTCATTAGGGTTTATGCGTTCTACTATTACATCTTCTGTTGTTGTAACAGGTGTATTAGGCCCTAAGTTCGGGTCTAATATATTTTTAGTTGTAGAATTAGCATATATAACCGTGCCAAGTCTATATAAATTTGAAGGTAACTCAAAAGTACCGTTAGAGCTAAATAAATAATTTAATGGTGCTCTAGTTTCAAATAAGGCTATTTTCTCATTAAGCAATTTAAGCATATCAGAAAATTCAGTGGAGTTCCCTGGTATTCTGCCAAATTGATTAATATCATAAAAGTATTGCTCAAACAAATCCATTTGTGCTTGGTTTGCGAACAAATTAAATTCTTGAGGCGTAACATACCCTCGTTGTTCTTTATTGAGTATTCCTAATACTCTTTGATAAACAGTGTTTATGCTTACAGCCATGTGATATTTTTTTAATTTATAATAGTTAAGCCACCTTTAAAGCAGCTTAACTACCATAAAGTAACTTACTATAGTTTATTTACTATAACTTTGTAAACTTCCATGCCTTCATCTGTCTTGAAATACGCAGCTAGTGCTGAATAAGGATGCTCGTCAAAAGGAACAGTCATTAATTTTCTATTTGTTTCCCCATAACTAAACGTTCTTTGATCAGGGGATAGAGTTATTATCTTAGCTTCTACCGCTTTAGCTCCAACGTTTCTTAAATGTACGTTATCATCTGTAGCTAAATTTATAAACAAAGCTGGATTTCTTTTAGCGAAGATCATAAGATCTCTTTTAAGCTCGCTTGAAGAAAGTGTTGTAACCTTGCTGCCTAGCTCTACTCTTAATATAGCTTCAGCATCATCCGTGCTCATTCCTTTAGCCGCCGTGAGGGCTTCTAACTCTAATTCAATCCAATTTATCTCATTTTCTGAGATGGCCACAGGATCATGCTCATGATACTTAATGCCTTTATTAGGATGGTATATAGAAAGAAATTTTTGCAATATAACATTTTCTTTAGGAACAGTTAAAGTGCCGTCTCTAAAAACTATCCTACCAAGTGTTGAGTTTCCTTGTTGCTCATCTGCAAAAGGGGACTTTTGATTAGTAGCATATCTTAATTCTCTTTGATAACCAGCCTCCTTGTCAAAATAAAGTAATGGTTTTCTTTGAGAGTGCTTAGATTGCATAGAGTAAACTATAGGGTGTCGATCACCGTCTAAAACGTAAACTCTATCTTTAAATTCAAATACAGGAGCTTTTGGGGCTTCTATAATTTGTTTTTTTATTGCTTCTTTCTTTGTAATAACTTGAGGTGCAACCTCAACAGGTGCTTCTGCTTCTTTAGCTTTTTTAGCCATGATATAATATAATTAAATAGTTTATAAAGGTAATAATTACCCCTGTAAATACAACAGGGGTAACGATTACATTAGTGTAGTATTACTTTTTCAACAATACAAAGTTGTTAGCAGCTTGTACACATAAACATCTTTCTGATAAGAAATGAACGTTCATTGCGTCTTCGTCGCTTGTATAGTTTCCACCTACAGATCCAGTGATCCAAGATTTCATCTTTCTATCGTCTGCTTCAGAAGCTCTGTAACGTACGTGTAAGAAAGGTCTTGAAATATTCTGCCCTAGCATTTGGTCGTAAACTGTTGAAGTTCCTGCTGGAACAATAACACCTTCGATATCTCCTACTAAACCACGAGTTGTAGCGTCGTTTAAGTATTTCCAGTCAGTCTTATAGAAATCATAAGATCCTCTACGGAATCCGCTGAATCCTAAGTTCAACGCCATATCTTCTGAATTTTCGAATACACCATAAGATGTTCCTCCTACTCCATAAGTATTTTGTTGAGCTAACATATTGTCAATACCTAAAGCAGTACCTCTATCCAAGAACATCATATTCTCTTCAATAGCCCCTTGCTTGTCTAGTTCGTTTAATATAACATCAAACTCTGCTAATCCAGGGTTTGGTGCACCGCCTGTGCCTAGCGCTCCGAAATCAGCTCCTTCATAAACTAATCCTCTTGCTTCAATAGCAGAGAAAAGTCCATCAGAACCTGATATAACATTACCACCACCAAAGTCATTAACTGGGTCAGTGTTGATTGTTACAGTTGCTTTTTCAGCTTCAATCATAGCCATTTCTAATTGGTCTTCAAAACGGATTCGAGCTTCGTGCTCTGATTTTAAATACCATAAGTACCCTGATGTTCCAATTTCAGTAGTTACTTCTACCCACCCGATTTGAGCGGTATCAGAACCATTTACATTGTACTTGTCTCTAAGGATGATTGGCTTGTTGTTAAATTGCTCAAAAGCAGCATCTATAGAAGTCCCTGCGTTAGCAGACCCTTTTCCATATTCAGAACCGTATACAAATACTTTTCCTTTTAGAGCGGGTACTGGAGTTAAAGCTCCTTTGTAACCTGCTACTGTTAATGTTGCTACACCGTTTCCAGCTGTAGCCACAGACTTTACATAAGCTTTTTCAACTTTAGTTCCTCCTTCATTAGCAACTACAATTGTAGCTCCTGCTCCGATTAGGTTTTTTGAAGCTCCGTTTGCTGCTGGTATAATTACAGATGTAGCTGTAATTTCAACATCATCGTAAGCAACGTGCAAACGTCCTTGCTCAGACCATACTACTGTATCAGAAGCCATAGGCATTTCTGCTCCTACCATTCTTAAGAATCCAGAGATAGTACGATTTCCGTATCTCTCCACTTCTTTTTCATACACTTCTGGTAAGAACTGTTGTGTAAATTTCATGTCATCTAATGATAAGTAATTATCATTAAACAAAGTTTGTGTTGGGCGTGGCGTTAAGTGAGCTAATGCTCCTGCGCTACCCGTAAATCCTCCTGCCATTTTATTATTTTTTAATGGTTATTATTTTCGTTTTCTAATTTTAAACGAAGAAGCAGTTTTTCCGCCTGGGACTGATCTAACCTTCCATCCGTTAGGAGCATCGACTTCTTGATGAGCCCCTCTAGGGTTCATATCGATGTTCTTAGCTTTTGATATGGAATCCTTCATGGCATCGGCTTTACCTTGCTCATAAAAGTGATTAGCAATCTTGTCAGCGTTCATAGCCGTAAATAGAGACTTATGGTAACCACCAGCGTCAGACATTTCATTTTTATCGTTCAAGAACTTCTTGACAAAATTATTAATGTCGCTTTGGGTTTCTTTAATCTCGCCTGCATTTTTAACATTAAACCTGTATTTTTTGTCTCCTACCTGATAATCAAAACCTTTGAAATCATTTGAAAAAACATTATTGGTTTGGTTTAAAAACGCTTGCTTTTGCTTTTCAGCTACTTTAGATGCTTCCGCATTTTCTTTATTATAGCGATTAAAAAATTCAACCGCTTTTTGCTGTTCAGGGTTTAACCTTGACCCAGCTTTAATTTCTTCGTAATATTTAGACTTTAATCCATCTAAGTGGCTTTTAGCCTTTGCTAGCTCTTCTTTGTAAGCTATTTTCTTTTTACGCACATCTCGTTCCTCGTCTAAATCTTCGTCATAAGAAAAGTTGTCTTCCATCAAAAAGTCAATCTCTTCTTTATCAAGATGAGGTCTTGTATTTTCGTAATACTCTCTTAGTAATTGTGTTTCGTTTAACTGAGAATAATCTTGATTTAAGCGTACATAATCTTCAAGCGTGCCACCTGTTTCATTCATGAAGTCTACAACCTTTTGAATGTTTTCAGGTAATTCAACGCCTGTTTCTTTTTGTTCAGCAATCGCCTCAGCTACATCTTCTGTCAGTTGCTCAGCTTGCTCTTGTACTTCTTCTTCAGTTATTTCTTCAAGAACGGGTTGTTCTTCATTTTGAACGGGTTGCTCTTCATTTTGTTCGGCGTCCCGTACTTCTTCAACCACTTCTTCGCTACCTCCCTCGTTTTGGGGCTGCTCGATAGTATCATCGCTTGCATCTGTGCTTTGCTCTTGAACGGCATCTTCTTCTTTGTTTTGTCTTAAATCAACTTTAATAACGTCGTCTTCTGTGTTTTGTTGAACAAATTGCTTTGGACGTTTTACTTTTAGCTTACCCGTTTCTTCAACAGGTTGCTCATTAGTTTCTACAGCTACGTTTTCGATAGCTTCGTTTTCTTGGTGTTCCATGATAAAATATTATATAATTACTTTACTTATTATTACTTGGGTTCAAAGGAACCTAAGTCAAATCCACCGCCAATTATATCATTACCCGATGATTCAAAGTTTTTAGGCGGGGTATTGTTCTTTCTTTGTTCTATAAGCTCACTTTGCTGTGAAGCTTGAAGCTTGGTCCTGTCATCTTTACGGTCTTCTTTAAATGACTCTCTTGCTTTGTATGTTTCAACCTCAGCATCCTTTAACTGCATATTCATTTCAAACTCTAACTTCATAAGTTCCATCTTAGCCATTTTTTCTTGCTGGAGTTTTTGCAGGTCTAATTCAGCTTTTGTTTGTTCAAGCTGCATTTTTTGTGAAGTAATAGCATTTTGCTTTTGAACTTCCATTTGAGCTGCAACTTGCTGTGTTTGTGCATTTGCTTCTGCTTGAGCTTGAATATTTTGTTGTTGCATTAATTGATCACGCTCTAATTTACGCTTGCGTCTAATCTTTAATAATTGATTAGCTAATTTTATATTTTTAATATCACGTAGATCTATAGCATCGTCTAAATCAATAAGCCCAGCTGATAATGCTGTTTGAATATTATTTTCAAGCATTGCTTTTTCTTCTTCGTCTGGCGCTAATTCAATAAATATTCCAAAGTCGTATAAATGCAGTTCGCTCATTTCTTGTAGCGTTGCAACATTGTGCCCACCAATCTTTTGTATAAAAGCATCAGCTGTTGGTGAGAACTCTAATATATCAGATATTCTAAGTGACAAGCATTCGGCTAGCTCTGCTGTTATAAATAAACCAGCGTTTAATATATGACGCGTTGCAGTATTTGAATTTGCTGCAGCCATTTTTTGTACACCAACTAAAGCTCTAGAGTCTGGTGTACTACCGTCTCTAGCTTCGTTAAGACCCGTTACGTCACGGATCATCTGTAAATAATAGTTATATGTGCTAATTAACGCCCCTAACTTATTGCCTCCAGAACCACTTGTGATTTCTTGAATTGGCACTTTGCCAGGGTTCATATCACCTTCTTGAGTAAATGATCTACCAATTACAGAACCTGTTTGGAAGAACATATTCAAAGCTTCTTGCGGATTATAATTTGTTCCGTTACCTAGATCAATTTCAGCTAAACCATCAGCGTCAAGATAAACACCATCTGGCACCATTCTTGACATTACTTGTTGTAGCTTTAAATGCGTAAGCTGAATCATATCAGCAAAACCAGTTATACGGCTTACTAATGATTCAATCTTGCCTTTATACATTCTAGGCGCAACAATACTATAGTTCATTTTTACTTTAGTATAATCGCTTTTAGGGCGCATCATATTTTTAGCCATTGCCCATTTAAGCAATATATCAGTACCCAGTATCAATACTCCTTCATATAATACCTCTAGTGATCTAGATAGCTTGCCAAATTGTTGCTCTAAAACTTCAACAGGTGGATCAAACTGATCGTCGCGTACTAATATTTTAGTAGCACCCGTGGCTGTTTCTTTTACTTTATATACTTCGTTCATGTACGTTTTGTAATTAAAATACAATACTTGAACGGTATTAGAATCAGCCTCATTATAATTAGTTAAAGTTCTGTCATAAAAGCCGTTGCTAGTATAAGCAGTTTTACTAATTCTTTCCATTTGATCGTTAGTAAGATCAGGAAATTGTTTTTTAAGCTCATTTAAAGGCACCTGCTTAACTTCCCCCACATAATATATGTCCTCAAAATAAGGCGACTCTGTGTAAGAATAAACTAAATTAGCAGGATCAACATATTCAACTTTTACACCTTCAGACTGATTAAATGTGTTTTTAACAGCGCCAATACCTATAGTTGTTAAATCATAAGTAACACGCTTCTTGGTTAAATTATATCTATTGCCTTCTAATAGTGTGTTAATAGCCTGCTCTTCTGCAATTTCTACAGCTTGCTTATAACTAAGCTGCATATGTAATTCTAGCTCTTCTTTAGTATCTGGCAGCTCTTCTGGATTATTTTCAAATAAACTAACGCCAAAAGCTTCCAAGGCTATTTCGTTTAATTCTTGCGTTTGCATATCACGAATAATAGACTCCATATATTTTGTACGTTTACTAACGCCATAAGGGTCTTGCGAATATGCTTTTATGTCAAACGACCTTTCTGAAATTCCGTTTACTACTATATCAACAAACTTTGGTATAATAGGCACAGGCTTCCAATCTAAATTTAAATATGACAAGTCTCCGTTTATAGACAGCTCGTCCTTATATTTTTGTATGCTTTGTTCTCCGCGTGCATATAATCGTAGCCGATGAAAAGCATGCTGATTTGTTTTATACCTAGTCGTACCAGTGTCCATTTTAAACCATTCGTCTTGAATAGCTTTACCTACCTTTAGCCCGTACTCAACTGACATTTTTTCAGCATCACTAGCTACTTGACTAGGAAAAAAATCTTTTATAACTGACTCAGCCATATTTATTTTATTATTTTTGATATTGATCCGCTATTTGTATACTTAGCGATACTTAAGTTTAATTTTTGTTTTTCTCTATCCGCAACAGGTCTATATAAATGTCTATTACATCCCATAATAGCTAACCCTGAACTAATAGCGGCATCAAATTTTGTTCTTTTATTAATGTCAAATCTTGCCCAATCGTTTAGAGTATTGTTAAAATACATGTCTCCATACTGCCCATCTGATTTAATACCCACGTGTTTGTCTATATAAGATTCAATAGCAGCAGCGTGAGCCTGCTTAATGTCTTCACTAGAGTTCGGTATACCCCCAACTTCTTTTTCAGCAACTGATAATTTATTCCATAAACGATCTGGCCTATTCATTGAATATCCTCTATAACCTCTTCTTTTTAAATAATATAACAACCGAGGCTTATTATTTTCTGCAAGCAATGGCATCCCGTAAAATACTAAAGCCATTAATACATCTTCAAAAAACATTTCAGCTGTTTGCGGTCTTGCAACATATTCAAGAAAAAACGTATTTGGCGGATGATCTTCCATACTAAACTTAGTCAACCCATGTAAAGCACCTTTAGATCCTCTCCCGTCTGTTGTTCCTGATATATCATATGAGTCACAACCAAAAGCCCCCATATGCTCATTGCCGGGGTATTTAACACCGTTTTTAACGATTTGCCTATTTTGTAGTTCAATTCCAGGCACCCAACTTATTTTAAATCTTCCGTTTGGGTTTGGCGTAAATTTTACTTTTGAATCTTTAATGCCATTTTCCCAACTAAAACTACCGGTACTTACTACGTTACTATTACGTAAATCTTCGTTATAATCAATCTGTTCGTATATTTTTGTTAAATTAAATATACTATTTTTAGTTTCGTCCCTAAAAGCGTGCTCCTCTGTTCTTGGAAACTGTCTGTAATATTCATTTAAAGCATCCTGATCGCTTTTTAATCCGTCCGCTTCGTTTTGCCAGTGCTCTATGACCCCTACGTCAATAGGGTCTCCATACGGTCCTTTTGCAGGTTTTTTGGGAGTGTCGAATACAGGTAGCCCATAAGAATCAATGAATCCCTCGTAGTTCCATTCCATAGGTATGAACAAACTATATAATCCCGAAGCAGTCTGTCCGTTGCGGTTTCGCTTGGTAACATCTGAAGCATAATAAAGTTTTTTAAAGTTTTCGCCTCCTTTATCTAAAGCATTTGATGTTGATCCCATCATGCACTTACCAATAACTCTACTACCTAGCCTTAATGTTGTTTTAGTTACACGCCAGTTGTTTAATATGTTATCCGGTCTTTCCCATTTACCACTTTCATCGTGGACTAATAGTTTTAATTTTTCCCCGTCGTACGAGTTGTCCCCGGTATTTTTCCAGTCGATCGTGGTATCGAGCCCTTGTCTATCTTCCGACGCGATACCCTCATCAAGTTTTTTTCGCGTGAGTTTGGAGGCTGGGACTCTATAGGCGAGCTCCGTTTTCGGCCTGTCCATACCGTCCTGGATTGGTTTGAAGAAGAACGGGTAATTAACTGAGATGGGTACGACTTTATCTGTAAACATCTTTTTTGCATCTGGACCAGACTTTGATAAAATGCCGAATCTGGAGTCTGTCGATATTGTAGCTTGATTAACCGTTTCGCCTGAGGCCATGAAAGAAAACCCTGACCGTCTGTTCTTAAGATAGCACATTCCGTAACAACGAACATCTGATCTACAAGCTTCCCAGAATATAAAGAATAATCTGTTTGATTCCCTATAGTCTGCTGCCCCAACATCAATTTTGGACCACTGCAAGAACATATAGTGAGTGCCAGTAATATAATTAGCAACACCATTATTTTTGAACCAAAAACCTTCTTCACGTCTTTTAAACTCTTCATCAATATAGTCATACCATTTTTCTTTAAACGCGTTAGGATATTTCTCCCAGTCAAACACGCTTTTTATTTTTAATAGCTCTTTAGGGTAGTTTAACTTTTCCCACTTCTGCTCTGCTTTCTTGTTTGAACGCTTATAAACTTTCTCAGGCTCAGATGGTAAACCTATAACTAGGTTTTGTATTTGCACTACTTCACCTAAAGTACCGTCTTTACTTATTATAACTATATCGTGATCAGCATTGTAACCATAACTCCACTTTTTATGTCTGTTATTCTTTTTTATAACTGATGGCTTAATATAATCATCTAGCGTTTTTACTAATGTTTGCTCGTAAATCATTTAGATCTCCCTTCCGCAAAACCTCTAAAAGGTTTTTCTTTAGCATTGTTAGTATCATTTATCATACTTTTTTCTTCTTCTATACGTGTTAGTATTTCAAAAGCGTCAAATATTGCTAGCTTTTTTGTAGCTGCAGCATTCTTTAATCTATCAGCAGTTATATCATCACCTGAATCTACTATAGGTTCTTTAGCTACTTTTATTAACTCCTCAACTGCTCTTTGCCCAGCTTGGATTATACTGAGCTTGGTTTTTTTCGTGCTCATATTTAATTACAATATCATTTGATTTCATACAATATAATAATTCATCGTTAACGAAAAATTCAAATTCGCTGTTAGGTGTAAAGCCTACAACATCTCCTTTGTTTATTTTAAGAGCTTCTAAGGAACTATTACCATATTTTAGTATTCCAATATGGTTTTTCTCTTTCTTTAGCTCTAACTCATCCTTGTTAAGTATAGGCGCTACAAAGCATCTATTGTTAAAAGGTTTCCACGAGTTGTCTTTACCATATAAATATATTTGATCTAATTGACAAAAATACTTATTATCTTTAAAGTATTTACTACTGTTTACTTCTTTACCTTTTTGGTTGTAGTATCTTCTAAATACATTATGGTGTATAATAACCTCGTCACCTACTTTTATAGGGGTTTTAAAGGCTATTGGCACAGATATCACTTTAGCTTTATTGTTTATAAACTTGTGACTTTCTATTTTAGAATTTAAAACTAATTTTTTATCACCTACTTTTAACTCGTTGTCGTATCTTTCTCCTACTGGTTCTACAAT